ATTGTTACTCTCTTTTGATTCATGTACTGGGCGCATAAGATCAGCAGGAGTTTGACCGGCAGCTAGATTTTCATGCTCATCAAGCATTTGCCAAACTTCAGCCAATTTCTTATGAAGAAATTCAAAATCTTTAGAGACTTCTTCATCATCAGACATATCTCCCCGATATTCATGGATGGAATCTAATGCCTTCCCAACAATCATATAAACAATAGATCCAATTGGGACTTCTTCTTTTTGAAATTCTCCTTCTGGAAACACGCAACCAAGACAATCGGTAGAACTTGATTCGTCGGAAGGCATATTATAATTTTGAATTTCCTCTTGAATTATTTCTTTTAATCTGTGTTTTTTAATTTTCATAATTTATTCCTTCCTTATTGGATGCGGGCGCGACCCGCATGATACTACAACCTGCCTTACAACGTCGAACAGGTCGTAACATGCGTCTTTTTCCTATCATTATACTTTCAAACATTATTTATCACCCCAAATTTTAAAATTTATTCCTTTATCTCCAAAAATCATATTTAACCCATATGATGTCCCAGAACTAATACATGCCAATACGAATGCAGTAGCTATAGAATAATCAAATATAAATAGTTCTGTATATGGGTTAATTGCCCATAAAAAAAGACCCACCCACCAACCGATACACATGGAACAGTGAAAAAAGTGATGTGATGGGCGGACCTTCTTAAAGATTCTTCCATAAATTATAATTTGCGTAAGCCCATAGGCTGAAAGAATAAATAATAAAAGACTCATTCATAATATCCATAACCACTTAAATAGCGGCGGATACGAGATGGAGTTATTGAACCTTTTTTTGGTTCTTCTGGGACTTCTCCCAATTCTGTTGAATCTTCAGGTGTAGGATCAACCATATAATCTTCTATTTCATTTTCTATAAAATCTTGCATCTCAATATGTGGAGCTTGAGCATCAATAAAGTTCTTTGTTGTATAAATAACTACTTGCGCAGCGCTTACACCTTCATCAGCGGCATCGGGATAAACACCTTCTAGGCTCCCAAAGATATTCCCGCTTCTTATGCTATCTGGCAATACCACTCCCTCATTTACTAAATATTTAAAGTATAAGCTTTGAATATTGTATATCTCATCACTTAATTCTTCTTTGGGGAAGGTAATAATTTTTTGATTTTTGGTGTCAAGAATAATATCAATTAATTTATGATCAAGGATCATGATTTTCCCATCTAATGTTTTTCTTGCATGAATGGAAATTTGAACATGCTCTGAGTGAGCATTTATTTCAGAAACTTCTTCTTCGGTTGCATCAGGATCTATTTTGATTTTAATTGACATTCGATCTTATCTCCTGCACAAGACCTTGAATTTTAATAATTTCTTCAACCATTTCTTTGTCTGGTTTTCTATCTTTGCAAGATTCTAAAATTTTCATAACTTTTTTAGCATTCGATAACATCTCAGAGTCAGATATAAATTCTTCTTTCAAGAACGATTTCTCTAATTCTTTTTTGAGTCTTCCAACTTCTTCATTTAGATATGTTTTCAGCTCCAAGGCATTGTTATGAAATGAGGTGATAAACTTGTTTAAAAGAACTTTTTGTTCAGCCAATAACTTACTTCCATATTCCTCGTTAAATCTCTTAGCAAATGATTTATATACCAAATTATTAATGGGAGTCATTTTTTCGTCATTCTTTTTTGAAGACATTTTATCAAGAAGCTCGTTTTCTAACAAAACTTTTGATCTAACTGAAATTTTATTATTAAAAATTTGAGCAATTGAAGCTAAATCTTTGTAGTTTGGTACAAAATTTGAAAATGCCTCATCAGTTACAAATTTACGGATTCTTCTAGAAAGTTTATTTTGTTCTGATGACAATTTTTTCTTATCCAATCCTTTATGACGATTTTTTACCTCATTAAGAATTTTTTCAGCAGTTAAAATACTCGTGTCTTTTGTGTGTACAATAGCGTGATATAGCTTCAGTTCCCTATACATCATTGAATCTCGTGAAAAATATTCTTTGATAAGTAATGTTATTTTGGATTGCATTTCTCTGTTTTTAGAAAGAACAGACTTTGTTAATTCCTGAATTAAAACTTCATAAAGAAATGCACTATTTCTTTTTTTATTATGTTTGAACTTTGCTATTCTTTTTCCCATTTTTATCCTTTTTTTCAAGATTCTCAATTATTTTCTGAATTTCAATATTATTCTCTAAAATCTTGAGTTCTTCTTCTTTATGCTTCTCTTCATAATTAGTTTCTAAATCTTCATAAATTCCTTTTGCAAGCTGATTCAGCTCCGAAGCGCCTTTCCAAATGTTTCTAGGGGTGTTTTTTCCTACTTCTTCTGCATATTTGCCCTTATAGCTCCGTTTTCTTGCACCCATATCTCTTTTGTCAGATTTAACTGGAGTATATTTTTTGCCTTTTGCTCCAGGGGTTGTATATGGGGGTTGATCAGGTCTTCGCCAGTGTAAATCATTTCGTTTAGCTGGGGTTTCCATTGCCCCGGCTTCTGGTCCAGGCGCGGCTAAAAGAGTTTCTTCTTCTGTTTCTGCGCTGTCTGCTTCCTCGGCGGTATCTTCTCCTGTGAGATCTGGCATGGCACCCATATCTCCCGGCATAGCTGCCCCGGTTTCCATCGCAGAAGCTGCCATGCTTGCAGTTTCATATGCTGCGTCCAGCTGTTTATCATAAAACATTTCTCTTTGATTACGAACAATTTCTTGATCAGAAAGATCAAAAATATGTTTTGCAACCCACCGACGACTGAAATATCCCTCAATCGCTCCACCCGCGACTTCGAATTTTGTTCGCCAATGTTCAAGCTCTTGAAGTTCTGCAAGTTTAGAGGGAGCATTGAGGTGAAGTTTAAAAGATATGAGATCTTTGTTTTTATATCCGAGTGTATAGAGATGAATCACTGCGATTTTTTCCAGCTCAGACACGATACTTCTTTGTAAACGAGTTATTGTCCGCGAAAATCGAATATCTCTTTGTGCCAACGTTGTTTTATCCTCTGAACCCTCATCCCCTTGAGTAAGATAAGAAGCAGGAATTTTAAGGGCTGAAAATAATTTATCACGTAAATATTTTACATCATCAATATCACCCGTATAAGTTCCACCGGGAAGTGATTCAATTTTTGTTCCACCTGTTGATCCTCTCACTGGAATAAAATAATCTTCATCAATGCTCATAGGGTTATATCGCAAATCAACTCGTCCGCTGGATGCATCAATAACTTGATTTCTCTTCATTTGAGTTACAATACGTTCCATGTGTTGTTCTACTTCACTTTCGGGAATACCGCCAACATCAATATAAAAAACTCGCCTTTCTGGAGAGCGAACGATACGATAAGCCATCATAGCATCTTCTAATAACATTAATTGACGCCAAATTCTTCGAGAAGACTCCAAAACAGATGTACCATAAGGAGTATATTTATCATTTCCCAAAATTCTAAAATGAGCAACTTGCCAGTTCTCAAACGTTAAACCACCGCTATTCCATTGAAACTGAACATAATTAGGGTTTGTTTTATCTTCCCCTTCAAGTCTTTCAATTTCAGCAGACGGAAGACCAATTACAGATTTAATACCAATATTTTCATCAACGTCTAAATATAAAAAATAATCTCCATATTTGCACATACTTCGACACCAACCATATAGGTTAAATTCTATATTTAATACACCATAAAAAAGACTATGTAAAACCTCTTTTATTTCTTCGTTTGGACAATTAACTGTAAGAATTTTTTGCAACGGAGATGAAACGGTCATTTCATCAGCATAAATATCCATGCCTGATGCAATTTCTGGCATAAATTCCATTTGATCAAAATCAATATATCTTTCTGATCTAGCAGCATTAAGTGTTGATTGGGCGTAAATATTATCAAAAGGATTATAGCTCGTCTTTTTGAAAGTAAGACCAGCAGCTGATGTGAATTTATATTTATCAAGCTGCCATCTTTTAAGCTGTCGGGGGCTTTGTCTATCGTGTTTAGTGATAGGACCAGATAATAATCTTGTTAACGCTTTAAATAAAAAAGTGTCTGCGTTTCGAGTATTGTTTTTGTTTTTTTTATTATATTCCATTTTTATCCCTTTATCAACCATCCAAAGTTTTTATAATCTTCTTTTGCTTTCTCCATTCTATCAAAAGATTGTTCTTTTTTGTAGCCAAACATACCTGGGATTGTGGTATTTATTCTTGTATTTGATGTAATCATCGAATTTAAAAATGCTCTTTTATATTTCAAATCTCTTGTATTTTCCTCAAGAACTGTATCTCTCACCCAACAAGCGATTGCCAACGACATTACTAAGTCATCATTATAACTTCTTTGTGCTTCAGGTCTACCATTTTTCCAAACAAAAGTTTTAAGCTCTTGATAAGTTCTAATCGAATTAAGAGTAATTAGTGCATTTCTTATGAATTCTTCAAGTTTAGCTACAATCAATGGCCGCGTTTTTTGTGAGGTTGTAAAACCTGGAATTGCATTTGAAGTATATTCTGCACGGTATTGTTCAATATATTCATGAGTTCCTTTAGCGGAATAATATAAGTTTGGATAACCGGCATCAATGAGTTTTTCTAATACTGAGAAGCCGATATTATTATTTTCAACAATGAGCATCGCATCTCCGTATTCTTTTCCTGCGTCGAATAAAATTCTTGAAAATAAATCGGTTGTTGGTTTTCCACGATATTCAGCAACTTGTTCCATTGTGTCGATTTTAAAGATGTGAAAAACAGAGTAATCATTTCCATCTCCACGGGCAACATCACCTACAAGTAAGTATTTATTTTCTGGTTTATATTCTTCCCAAATCCAGAAGTTTCTATCAAATCCTGTTTGGTGTTTGGGTTCTCTACAAATTTGTGATATTTTATCTAAATCATCAGGATGTATTACTGTTTCTCCTGAAGCGTTAAAATTACACTCATATTCTTGAGCAATTTTTCGTCGTGAAAGATCTTTAGTTGTTTCTTCAAACCATTTTTGATCTCGTTCTGGGTGGAGTGTCCAGTGTAATTTGGTTGGATGAAAATTATTTTCTCCTGTTTGAGAAGCAAGATATGTTTTATGAAACCAATTTCCTACACCATTGGGTGATGAAAGAGCGATACAGCGTCCACCAGCTGCCATTGTGGGTTGAAGGGCGGTCCACAATTCATCAAGATTTTCAACGTGTGCAGCTTCGTCCATCACTAATAAGGATAAAGCTTCAGAGCGACCAGCATCAACAGAAGTCGCAGATGCTTTAATTTCAGATCCATTGTTCAAAACAAAAGAAGAACGATTGTCAATCTCAATAGATGCAATTTGGTCAAACCAAGGTGGCAACAATTTTATCATAGATTTAACTTTTTTGACAAGATTGGCTGCTGTACTAAATTTTGTGGCAATAACAAGAATATTTTTATCGCGATGAAATAACATCATCCATGAAACATATGCAGCAGTAATTGTTGAAATTCCCATTTGTCGGGATTTTAAAATAACATTATTTCGGTAATCATTAAATTTATGAAGAAGTTCTTGTTGGAAATCCCAAGTTTTGAAAGGAATTTGACCTCGGGTTGGGTGTGAAATTTTACAATAATTGTCTATAAAATAAACAGGGTCTTTTCCACACTTAACAATTTCTCTTACGAGTTCTTTTTTTGAAAGATATTGTGACATACATACTAAGTAGGTTCTATATTAATCTGAAGTTTGCTTTCTGTTCGTTTTTCTTCACCAGAAAACTCTGGAGGATCTCCAACTTCACAACTTTCGGGAGACTCTCTATCCGTTCTAAATGTGTCAACCGCCCCACGCATTTTAGGTACACCCGCTTTAACTTTCTCAGGAGTTTTTTCACTTCTTTCTAATTCATCGAAAGTTTTATCTATCAAAGCGCCGTGTGCTGAAAGGGCAAGCTGAACTCTCTTCAAATATTTGGCACTTGTTTTAAATTTACTAAGGAATAAACCAAGCTTTGTTCCTTTGCCAAGAACATCGCCAATCACTGGTACAATACTTAAAAACGAAAGTGCAGCATAAAGATAACATCCTCTCGTCAAATACCACACTCCATTTATTGCATCAGGAATAGCGCCTGCACCACCAAAAGGATCCAAAGCAACGCCCAACACATCTAAAACCAAATGACCAGCATCTTGCAACCAATCCGCGACATCTTCGTCTAGTTGTTCAAAATTATTATTTTTCCCAAGATGCTCGATATCGCTCTCTACAATATATTTTTTAATTCTCTCTTCTTTTAAAAGCTGATCTTCTGTCAAATAACGTCGCCAATTTTCAAATAGTTTTTGCATGATTAATTATTCTCCCATAGATCGGACCAATTGCCACTACTAGTATTTGTCTTTTCTTGACATTTTTCAAGACGTTTTTTGAGATAGTCAACACGTTTTTCGCAATCATGAATTTCGGATAAAGCGTCTTCATATTTCTCGGTATAATCTTCTTCTGGTTCTTCTTCAGAGTCTTGTTCTTCAAGTTCTTCCAGGATTAAACGCTCTAATATTTTTTTTGTGAGTTTCATGTTCGTGGTTCTTCGTCACGATTTCCTTTAACGTTTCCGGGTTTCTTTGTTTTCGGAAACTTATCTTTGCCAAAGCCAATCCAATCCTTCATTGCCTTAGATAAGCGTTCTTCCACTGTTGCACCCATTTCTGGTTCTTCGGGCATCCCACCAATTTTAAATTTTTGTTGCGCTTGGACCCACGAACGAATACGGCTTGAACTTTGAACAAGAACATCAGGTTCTTTATCTTCTTTGGTGAGCGTAAGTGAATTACCTGTAATTTTTTTGTATTCTTTCTTGAGGAAAGAAACAATGTCTTGAAGACGTTGTGCGATTTCTCCTTCGAAATCACCCTTGTAAACGTCTTTTAATAAAATTTCTCCTTGGTATTTAACAATTAGCATGTTTCCGTATAAACTTACATTAAAACCATCAATCACCCTCATATCAAGAACAGGATTACCTTCTTCTCTTTTAAGACCAACTTTAATTGGTTCGCCTTTGTCGTCTAGTGCGCCATCATAAGCATTTGCAGCCGCTTGTGAAATTCCATTAATGATATCTAGGATGTTATTTTTTTCAGCCATTTTTCTTCTCTTCCCTCAACGTATTGAACATAACATTTAAAGCAACATTTAAATTTTGCCCTATATAAATCATCTTTCATGTCAAAAGAATAAATTTTGCATACTGGGCAAGTTCGCTTTGATTCTTTTCTAAATAGTTTCTTGGGCATTAAAACGCCTTCAACCTCAACTTTCTCTTTCGACCTTTCAGACTTAGCAATCTTCTTAATTTGCTTAAGATATTCTTTTTCTTTTTCTTGATCCCAAGTCGCCTTTGGATTTTGAATAGCTTCATCGCCATATTTTTCCTGAATGGCTTTTTCGACTTTAATAAGATATTCTGGATCTTTCATTTTGT